AGTTATAAAGAATATGGCAAAAGCAACTAAAGAAGTTGATTTGGCAGCAGTGCTTGCTGAATCACTCAACAAACAATCAAAGGACCAAAGAGTAGCATTCTTTTTGGATTCTGATGAAGCACCTACAAATGTGGACGGTTGGATTTCAACTGGAGCATCATTGTTGGATGTTGCCATCTCCAATAGACCTTATGGGGGTTTGCCTGTTGGTAGAATTGCCGAAGTGACAGGACTTGAACAAAGTGGTAAATCATTATTATCAGCACACTTACTCGCCGAAACACAAAAGTTAGGTGGTATCGCTGTGTTGATTGATACTGAAAACGCCGTAAGTAGAGAGTTCTTAGAAGCTATCGGAGTTGATGTATCTAAGATGTTGTATGTAGCAGCTGAGACTGTTGAACAATGTTTTGAGTACACCGAAACAATCATCGAAAAAGTAAGAACACAATCCAAAGATAAGTATGTTACGATTGTAGTGGATTCCGTTGCCGCTGCATCAACAGAAAAAGAAATGGAAGCTGATTACGGCAAAGATGGTTACGCTACTGATAAGGCAATCATTATCTCCAAAGCAATGCGTAAGATTACTAACTTAATTGGTAGACAGAAAATCACATTGGTTTTCACAAATCAACTAAGACAGAAAATGAACGCAATGCCTTTCTCTGACCCTTGGACAACTTCGGGTGGTAAAGCAATCGCTTTCCATGCATCGGTTCGTTTGAGATTAAAGAGTATGGGTACTATTAAGGCGAAGGAGAATGGTAATGAGAGAATCGTAGGAATCAAAGTACGTTGTCAAGTAGTAAAGAATAGGATGGGACCACCGTTACGTTCCGCCGATTTCGATATTTTCTTTGATAGAGGTATTGATAACTATGGAGCTTGGTTATCTATAATGAAGGATAATGGTATTGTAAAACAAAGTGGAGCTTGGTATGAGTATGTAGATACTGATTCTGGCGAAGTGATTAAATTCCAATCCAAAGATTTTCCTTCAACATTAGAAACCAACAACGAAGTAAAAGAGCAAATTTATAAAAGAATTTGCGAAGCAACAATCTCACAATACAAAAAAGATTCACTTGATACTGATAGTTTGATTTCAGACTCAGAAGTAATAGGTGATTAAAATGTTACAAACAAATGAAAGAACTTTACAAAAAATTACTTAACGAAGTAGAGACAGAACATGAATCCAACATTCAAAGAGTGAGGAATGGTAGAGTTCTTGTCATTGATGGACTAAATACCTTCATCCGTAGTTGGACTACCAATCCTACAATGAATGAGGATGGGGAACATACGGGTGGAGTTATTGGTTCATTAAATTCAATCGGAAGTCAAATCCGCCAATTCAATCCAACTAGAGTTATCTTAACCTTTGATGGTAAGGGTGGTTCTAAAGGTAGGAAAGAATTATTTGAAGGCTATAAAGCTGATAGAGGTAAGAATCGTTTTAGGGTGAATAGACAATATCCTGAAATGATGTCTCAAGAAGATGAGCAACTTTCAATGAAAAGACAATTTGTATGGTTGGTAGACCTATTAGATAGTTTACCAATTACAACAATGATATATGATGGTATTGAAGCAGATGACGTAATCGGACACATTGCTAAGCACGTATTAGCAGAAGATGAAGAATGTTATATTGTTTCAACCGATAAAGATTTTTTACAATTAGTAGATGAGAAAACATTTGTGTACTCACCAACTAAAAAGAAACTTTACAATAGAGAAATTGTAAAAGAGGAATATGGATTATATCCACAAAATCTCCTTTTATTCAGAACATTAGATGGTGATAACTCTGATAATGTACCTGGCGTAAAAGGTTGTGGGTTAAAGACAGTTCTTAAAAGATTTCCTGAATTATCCGAAGATAGAGAAATAACTTTTGATGAGTTCTTTCAAATATGTGAAGATAAAAAAGGAGATGCAAAAATCTATGAAGATATTCTTGCAGCTAAAGATGATGTGTTAAGAAACAAACAAATCATGCAATTGCAAGAACCACATATCAATACAAATACAAAGTTGAAAATAAATGATAGATTCGCTGAACCAAACCGAAAGTTTGATAAGATGGAATTTATTAAAGCCGCTATGAAGTATAAAATTCTTCAAAACTGGAAAGACATAAACGATTGGTTAAAATCAACTTATACAAATATAATAGTAAAATAATTTGGTGATACCACCGAATTGTTGTATATTTGTAAACCAATTAAATTATGCACAGCGAAGATACACTTTCAAAATATGGGCAATCGTTTCAGACCAAAGTAATATCTGCTTTGCTTACCGATGAACGAATGATGGATACACTTTCAGATGTAATCCATAAGAAGTTCTTTGAATCGGAAGCAAATAAGTGGATAGTGGAAGAAATTGCATCGCACCATAAAGAATATAATAAGGTGCCTTCGTTGGATGTATTTAAAGTTCAAGTCTCAAAGCTTGATAATCAAGCTCTCCAAAAAACAATCGTAACTCAACTCAAAGAAGTATATAATCAAATTGGTAATACTGATTTGGCATATATCAAAGATGAGTTCACATCATTTTGTATTAATCAAAACCTAAAGAATGTAATCGTACAATCAATTGATTTACTGAAATCAGGCAACTATGATAAAATCAAAGACTTGGTTGATAAAGCAATGAAAGTTGGTGTTGATTCGGATTTGGGTATGGATTATCTTATTGATTTCGATAAGAGATATGATGAAACAAAAAGAGATACGGTAGCAACTGATTGGGATTGTATTAATGAATTGATGAATGGTGGTTTGGGGCCAGGTGAATTAGGAGTGGTAGTTGCACCATCTGGTGTTGGTAAGACGTGGGTATTATGTGCTTTAGGAGCAGCAGCTGTAAAAGCTGGAAAGACTGTAGTACATTACTCATTAGAATTATCGCAAGAATATGTTGGTTTAAGATACGATACTGTATTTTCTAATATCGCTTCGCATGAATTGGTAGATAGGAAAGAGCAAGTATTAACATCCTTAAAGAAACTTAGAGGTAAACTTAAAATCAAATACTTCCCACCTAAAGCAGCAAGTTCAAAAACAATTCAAGCTCACTTAGAAAAGATGGTAGCAGCCGGTAATAAGCCCGATTTAGTTATTGTGGATTACGCTGACTTATTACTATCACATTCAAATAAATCCGATAGTACATACGCTGAGCAAGGTGGTGTGTATATTGATTTAAGAGGAATGAGTGGTGAGTTAGGAATACCAATTTGGACAGCATCACAAACTAATCGTTCAGCAATTGATTCGGAAGTTATTGAAGCAGATAAGATTGCAGATTCTTACGCTAAAGTAATGAACGCCGATTTCATTATGAGTTTGAGTAGAAAGGCTAAAGATAAACTTAATAATACAGCAAGGGTGCATATTATGAAGAATCGTTTCGGACAAGATGGTATCACCTTCCCAGCGAAGATGGATACAACGCATGGTACATTAGATGTCTACACAGCCACATCCGCTGATGGTATGATGGCAACTAAGGAAAGTGCAAATGGTGCCGAAATGGAAAGACAATTGTTACATAAAAAGTATATGGAAGCAATGCCGATTGGTAATAAAACAAATACCAATACGGGATTAGGATAAACATTTAAAAACAAAAACTATGAACAGTCAAGAACTATTCGAACAAATGAAAGCTCTATTCACAACTTTTGAAACTGAGCACAATGGTACTAAAAAAGTAAACAAATCAAGAGCAAGAAAAGCTATTGGTGAGTTGAAGAAATTGGTAACTGCGTATAAGAAAGCTTCAACAGAAGAGCAAAAGGCAGCATAATGATAGGGGAGTAACTCTCCCCTTTCTTATGTTTTAATAGAGTGGAGTTTTGACACTTAAAATTATTTTAAAAAAAGTGGATTTTTTATCCACAAACTTGTGGTGTTTGGTGAGTGACTCCATATTTATTTTTTTATTTTCAGGTTTTCCTGAAAAAAATTACAAACTCACATTTTAACATTTAAAACATTATGGACATTTCAACAAAGATTTTATCGGACATTACAGTCTATATGAAGTACGCAAAGTATAGACCAGAATTACAAAGGAGAGAGACATGGGAAGAATTAGTTACTCGTAATATGGAAATGCATATTAAAAAATTCCCAAAATTAGAAAAAGAGATTAGAGAAAATTACAAATTCGTGTACGATAAAAAGGTTTTACCTTCTATGCGTTCAATGCAATTTGCTGGTAAACCAATTGAAATTTCCCCAAATAGAATTTATAACTGCGCATTCGCACCAGCAGATGATTGGAGAGTATTCTCTGAAATTATGTTCCTTCTATTGGGTGGAACTGGTGTAGGTTATTCAGTACAAAAACATCACGTTGACCAATTACCTGAAATCCGTAAACCAAACGCTGATAAGACAAGAAGATTTTTAGTAGGTGATTCTATTGAAGGTTGGGCAGATGCAGTATTGGTATTAATGAAAGCATACTTCTTTGGTGGAAGTAAACCTATGTTTGATTTCAGAGATATTAGACCAAAAGGAGCACGTTTGATTACATCAGGTGGTAAAGCACCTGGTCCACAACCACTTAAAGAGTGCCTTATTAAAGTAGAAGGTATCTTAGATTCAAAGGGTGATGGTGACAAATTAGAACCAATTGAAGTGCATGATATTATTTGCCACATTGCTGATGCAGTATTAGCTGGCGGTATTCGTAGAGCAGCATTGATTTCCCTATTCTCAGCAACCGATGAGAAAATGATTAGTTGTAAGAGTGGTGCTTGGTGGGAACACAATCCACAAAGAGGTAGAGCAAACAATTCAGCAGTATTGATGAGACATAAAATCACAAAAGATTACTTTATGGATTTGTGGAAACGTATTGAAGCAAGTGGAGCTGGTGAACCTGGTATCTATTTAAGTAACGATAAAGATTGGGGAACTAACCCTTGTTGTGAAATTGCATTAAGACCTTATCAGTTCTGTAACCTTTGTGAAGTAAACGTATCGGATATTGCAGACCAAACTGATTTGGAAGCAAGAGTTAAAGCAGCAGCATTTATCGGAACATTACAAGCAGGTTATACCGATTTCCATTACCTAAGACCAATTTGGCAAAGAACAACTGAAAAGGATGCCCTAATTGGTGTATCTATGACAGGTATTGGTAGTGGTGCTATCCTAAAGCATGATATGAAAGCAGCAGCTAAAGTTGTAAAAGAAGAAAACAAAAGAGTAGCTGAGATGATTGGTATCAACGCTTCAGCAAGATGCACAACCGTAAAACCTGCAGGAACTACATCATTAACGTTAGGTACATCATCTGGTATTCACGCTTGGCACAATGAATATTATGTTCGTAGAGTAAGAGTTGGTAAGAACGAAAGTATCTATCAATACTTACATCTTAATCACCCTGAATTGGTTGAAGATGAGTATTTCAGACCGCATGATACTGCAGTAATTGGTATTCCACAAAAAGCACCAGAAGGTTCAATCTTCCGTACTGAATCTCCACTACAATTGTTAGAGAGAGTTAAGAAAGTACATGGTGAGTGGGTTAAGCCTGGTCATAGAAGTGGTAACAATACACACAACGTATCTGCTACAATTTCTATTAGAGAGCATGAGTGGAAAGCAGTTGGTGAATGGATGTGGGAAAATAAAGATTTCTACAACGGACTTTCAGTATTACCTTACGATGGCGGCACTTATATTCAAGCTCCATTTGAAGATTGTACAAAAGAAAAGTACGAAGAACTTCTAAAAACTTTATCAGATATTGATTTAAGTAAAGTTATTGAGATTGAAGATACAACTGACTTGAGTGGTGAGTTGGCATGTGCTGGGGGTGCTTGTGAAATTAAATAAAGAAAGAGAGGAGCTGTATTACTTTGAAGGTAGTAGGATAGTGTTTACACCACAATACCACATAGAGCGTGGTTCTTGTTGTGGAAGTGGATGTAGACATTGTCCTTACGAACCAAAGCATGAAGCTGGAAATATAAACATAGAAGAACAATATAAACATTTAAAAAATGATAACAGTTAAAAAATTTGGAGCAGAATGGTGTGGACCATGCAGAATGCTAAAACCTGTTTTGGAACAATTAAAAGAAGAATTTAATGGTAAGGCAACTTTCATTGAATATGATGTAGATAATTCTCCAAATGAAGCAGAGCAATACAATGTAACTTCTATTCCATTGGTTATTGTTGAAAAAGATGGAGTTGTTGTTGAAAGATTTCAAGGATTAACTTCAAAGGTAGCATATAAAAATGCTATTAATGAAGCAATAGGATAAAAAATATTAATAAAGGTTACATGGCTATTTTAAGAGGACAGACTCACCCAGCTGCAAAGTTGACAGATGAGCAAGTTCTAAACATCAGAAGATTATGGAGTATGGGTCACCGAAACGTAAAGGTGATAGCAAGAAACAATAAGGTTTCCCCAGCCAATGTAATGAAGATAATTCAACGTAAAACTTGGAATCATCTAAATGAATTTTGGTCTGGTAGTATATGAAAGTAGAAGGAAAACAATATTGTGACATATCCAAATTCTCAATAAGAGAAATCAATAAAAATATTGCAAAGGATATCATTGTCAATAACCATTATAGTGGGATATGGACAAAGGTATCCTATGCCATAGGCTTATTTTATTTATCGGATGAAGAACATTCTTTCTTTAGTGGTGTAAACGAACAATTAGTTGGGGTTGCTTGTTATGGTGACCCGGTTGGTAGAAACGCAGGCGCATCAATATCTGAATTACTTCCGAGAGATGGAGTGTTAGAATTGACACGCCTGTTTGTTTTTGATGGGTATGGTAGTAACATTGAAAGTTGGTTTGTGGGTAGAACATTTGATTGGTTGAGAGAAAACGCACCACACATCAAAGCCCTAATATCTTATTCAGACCCAAACGCTGGACACTTAGGAACGGTATATCAAGCTACTAATTGGATATATCAGGGTAACAAAATCCGATGGTCAGATAGTTGGAGTTTTAAGTGGAGTGAGGATGATGAATGGCATCATAGTAGGACATCTTATGTGAAATACGGAACGAATGACCCGAAAATAATTCAGACAATGGTTACAAGCCCTTTCTGGATTAAAAGAGAACCCCGTAAGCACCGATATGTGTATATTCTAACCAAAGATAAAAAGGAGAAAAAAGCACTCTTAAAATCGCTTAAACATGAGGTATTCCCATATCCAAAGGTGGAGTTGGATATTATTGATGAAGTTTATAAAATGGACCCGGTAGATTTGGTAGTTTCAAAATAATTTCGTATATTTGTATAAATTTATTATATGGGAAGGTGGCCTGAAAAACCAATTGATAAACCTACGAAGTTTGAAATAACATATAAAGATGATGATGGAGTTGAATCCACTTGGAAGTATGATTTGAAGAAGTTTCCAAATGGACCAATTGAAGTGAGTAATAAGTTTCCAGCAGGTTATGATAAGATGATGAAGAAGCAAATGAAAGATGCTAGGTTGGAAAAGAAGCAATCGGTATTAGAAAAGGCTATGGCCAATAAAAAGAAAAATGAAAGTTGAAGGTAAACAATATTGTGATGTAAGTAAAGTGTATGTAGCACCAATAGCAAAGAATATCGCTAAAGATATTATTGTTAAGAAACACTACACTCACGCTTGGACTTCTTGCCGTTACGCATTGGGTATTTATTACAAAGCAGAAGATGCTAGTACCTTCGATGGTGATAAACTAATTGGTTGTATCATTTATGGATTTCCTGTTGGGGCAAAAGCAGCAACTTCTATTTGTGAAGGATTGACGAAAGATAACGCATTAGAATTGACAAGATTATATTGTGATGATGGGTATGGTTCTAATATTGAATCATTCGCTATTTCACAATCTTTTAAGTGGTTGAAAGAAAATGATAAGAATATTAAGTTGTTACTATCTTATGCAGATGCCGGACAAGAACATTTAGGTGGAATATATCAGGCAACAAATTGGATATATCAGGGTATTTCATCTGATATAGCATTGATGCCTAATTGGGGTATTTCATTACAAAAAGAACCATACGATTGGATTCACAGCCGAACTGTATTTTCAATGTGGGGTAGTGGTAACTTAGACCATCTTAAAAGAGAAATTGGTAAGCAGGGATATAAAGAGTTTTGGAGAAGAATGGAGCCACCAAAGCACCGATACATTCAGATATTGGCGCAAGATAAGAAAGAAAAGAAACAATTGATGAAGGCATTAAAGCATGAAATCAAACCCTATCCAAAAAATAGTGTAGATTTTAATACTGAAGTCGTACATCATCTTACTACATACGAAGCACCTGAAGGGGCTGCAAATTTTTGGTAATTTCATAACTCATTGATAATCAATAAGTTATAAAACATTGATTTTCAACACGTTATGCAACTCATTGATTTTCAATAAAAAATTTATAAGAAAATACACTTATAATTTGGCAGATTCATATATTTTTACTATCTTTACATAGTAAACAATTTGATAATAAACAATAAACAAAACCCCTTTAATTATGTCACAACAATTAGGACAAGTATTAGCTGAATTGGAAATCGCTAAATCAACTCAAGACTTACAAAAGATTGTAAGCATTCTTCACTTTAATCAAAAAGTTTTATCCAAAAGAGATAGCAAGATAATGGATGTTATCACTTTTGGTATTGTTGAATCCTTAATAAAGTCTGGATTCATTTCAAACAAAATGAATAGAGAAGAAGAACTTGATAGTGTTACTTCATATACAAACAAACTTCACCACCTTATCAGATTTGTAGATGGTGTTAGTAGAAAAGCACACTTACAATTATCTTTTGTTCCAAAGAAAGGACAAAGTTTATTCATATCCGATGATGGTACTATGATGTCTTTGTGTTTTGGTATGTATAGAGATGTTAAGAAATTAACAGCAGGTGATATTGATGAAATACTAGATGATATTCAGAACGAATATGAACTTGATGGAACTGAGGTACTCTTTAATTCATTGAGAGAATGGATTTCTAAATTGGATGAACAGCAAGTTTTACTAAAGTATTCTCTTACGGATTTGCTTAGAGAAACTGGAATGATTGATTATTTTGGTGCAACTAAAATTAATTATGAAATTAACACTTTCACAATTAAGCAACACATCAAAGACCAGCAAAATGCGAACCTGCAACCTAACCCTTGGATTGCACACAACTTCTATAAAGCTCCCATCAAAGCTGAAGAAAGTTATGAAACTTCGTTTTGTGGTGATAGATTACAAAACGAATTGTTTGTAAACGTTCCGGGTGTTGGTTGTGACCCTAAAACGCAAGGTGATAGATTGTTTAGAAACTATGCAACTGGTTCTAAGAAAACTGAAAAAGATATTCCGTTTTACACAACGTATGGTGCATTGTTGGCTACAAACAATTTAGATGATATTTTGGAAAACAACGAAATGTTCAGAAACTACATCAAACATGACCATCCAAAATTTGGAAATTGGTGGTACAAACGTTACGCTCAATTGGTGAATGAAGTAACCTACCAAGATATGGTTGCTCATATCGAAAAATTCAGATTAATCCAAGAAGGTGGGTGGGCTGATATTGTTACCACAATCAATAGAATTATTAAGAAGAACAACGCTACTTCTTGTAAAGCGTTTTCTGATTTGACTCCTTTTAAGGATGACTTTGGTATGTATGTAGTTTATGTGGTGTTAGCTTTGCATAAAGTTTATGGAAATGCATATAGTAGAACTGTTTCTACCAACATCAAAAGGATTAAAGAATCCTTAATAAAAAACCTAATTGATATTCTTCAGAACGATAATACATTTGACATCTTTGCTGAAGATGGTAATACAAACTGGGATGCTCGTTATGAATCTGTTTGGAAGCCTGCTATAAAGCAGACTGTAGCAGATATGGGTAAGAAAACAAAATCAGAAAAATCCTTTGATAAGGAAGTACAGCATCAAAAGGATTCAATTCTGAAAATTGTTAGAGATAATAATTTGGGTAATTCTTGGACATGCTTTTCACATACAAGTGATAAGTTAATTCAGATTAACTTTAATGATTGGAGTAAGACTATGTCTGGGTTACATTGTGTACCGGTAGACATGGGTGGTACAGCAGAAGATGGTGTTATATTCGGATTAAACGCTGACCAAATGGGTGAATGGAAATACGCTAACCTTAATGATATGTTCACAAAACCATCGGATTATTGGGAATCATTAGCAAACAGAAACAGCAAAATGCTTGATATTCAAAAGAACGTTTTGACTGATAGTGAAAAAAGACGTGTTACTGACTTCATTAGGTTGTGTGATACCATAGTAGCTGAGGGTATTGAGTACCTTTGTAAGAAGTAAAATTTATGGGGAGTATTTCTCCCCATTTATTTTGCCGTATCAATAAAATTTCGTATATTTGTAAAATGAAAGTATTAGTAATTCCGAATTATACAAACTTCGGACAAGAGAAGGACATCAATAGAGATTCATTCCTATTGGTGTTCAAATCTTTTCTGGACAACACACAAATCGGTAAGGAGTGGCAGTGGATACTACCTTACCCAGACCTAAATAACCATCCTGGTATTATCAATCAATTTGAATATCCAAATGTAACGTTAGTGAAAATGGATGGATTAGATTGCTTTCCACCAAAGATGAGAGTGGATTATCCGCATAAATTCTTTGATAGACTTATTGAAAAATATAAAGGTGAATTCAATTTAATTTGGTCACATTTGCCTGAATGGACTAATGAGTTTAAAATCAGCCGTATCTATAATAAAACACAACCTATCATTGGTTATTGCCATTGGTGGGAAATAAAAGATAATGGTGCTAGAGATGATAATTCATTTTGGAGAAACATAAAAGGTATGCTTCAAATGAAAGTGTGTGGTGTGAACTCACAATGGGTTAAAGATTTAGTATTACAAAGAGCATCCGCTGATTTCCAACCACACATTATTGAAAAGCTGGATAAGATTATACAACCTTGGTATTTGGGATGTGATACAGCAACCCCATCTAAAGGATTCAAACCTAAGACAATTGTATTCAATCATAGAGAAGGTATCTATACAGGTTCAGAATGGTTCTTTGAAACTATGGATGAACTATGGAAAGAAAGACAAGATTTTGAAGTATGGACATCTCTAAAACAATTGAATAAACCATATACTAAATACATAGGACATGCTGATAGAAGTGTGTATATGAATCAGTTGGCTGAGGCACACTTTGGAGTTGGGTGTTTCCAAACATATTCTGCATGGAGTATGAGTACAACTGACGGTCTAAGTTTGGGTGTACCATATTTATTACCAAATGGGTTATGTTACCCTGAAATGGTTGGTAAAGACTACCCACTTCTTTACAATGGTAAAAAAGAATTTAAAGAGATGGTGGTTAAGTTATTAGATGGTGAAATAGAAAGACCGGATGTAACTCAAATTGCACAATCTTTATTGTGGGAGAACCAATTGAAAAGTTGGGATATAGAAAATAACTTTGTGAATATCGCAAGAAAATCATTTGATTAATGTACCAAAATTGTTATTATCAGAGGGAGAAGAATTTAGTCCACATTTGGGATGATAAGTTAGGTTATAGAACCTTTCCTTATAGTAGATATGCTTATGAAAAAGCTGATAGAGGTGAATATGTTTCTCTTTATGGTGATAGGCTTACTAAGATATGGAAATTTAAAAAAGATGATCCCGAATTATTTGAATCAGATGTGCCCGAAACAACACGTGTATTAGTTGATACCTATACGGATTCCGATATACCATCGGAAGGGCATGTTACGCTCACATACGATATTGAGGTTGAGATGGAAAGTGGTCTGCCTGATATGGAAAAGGCAGAGAATGAATTAACCGCTATTGGTTTGCATGATTCTGCTACTGACCATTTTTGGGTATTGATTATGGATAAGGCTGGTAAGATGAAAGAAAGTAATACCGGCAATCGAAGTGTAATTCCATTTAGAGATGAGAGAGATATGATTCTAAAATATTTGGAACTATACGAAATGATTAATCCAACAATCGTAACTGGTTGGAACATTGATTACTTCGATACTCCGTACTTATACAATCGTATTAAAAGATTATTGGGTGCTAAGCACGCTAATAGATTATCACCAATAGGTGAGTGTTTTTGGTCACCATATCGTAAAAGGTTCTTTATGGCTGGAGTATCTTATTTGGACTACCTACAACTTTATAGAACGTACACATACTCAGAATTGGATAATTACCGATTGGATAGTATCGCTATGAAAGAATTGGGTAGAGGTAAGGTTGAATATAAAGGTAATTTGGACCAATTATTCAAAGATGATATTGAAAAGTTTATTGAGTATAACTTGATTGATGTTGACCTGGTAGTTTCATTAGATAGGAAATTACAATTCATTGACCTTTGTAGAGGTATATGTCATGCCGGTCACGTTCCGTATGAAGATTTCGTTTATTCATCAAAGTATTTGGAAGGGGCACTTCTAACTTACCTTAAACGTAAGAATATTGTAGCACCTAACAAACCTGCGGATAGACAAGAACGTATGGAAGCTATTAGAGAGAATCACGAAGAGAAGTTTATTGGTGCATATGTTAAAGCACCTATCGTTGGTAAGTACGAATGGATTTATGACTTGGACTTAACATCACTATACCCATCAATCATTATGACTGTAAACATCAGTCCCGAAACTAAGATTGGTAAGATTAACGATTGGGATGCCCAAAAGTTTATGAAGGGTGAGGTTGATATGTACACAATTGGTGATAGACAAATCACAAAAGAAAACCTAAAGAAACTATTTGAAGAAGCTAAATGTTCGGTAGCATCAAATGGTGTATTATATAAGAATGATAAGCCTGGTTGTATACCTGATATTTTGGATTTATGGTTCAATCAGCGTGTGGAGTTCCGTAAGTTGGAAAAGAAGTATGGTGAGGCTGGTGACAAAGATAAGTACGCATTCTATAAGAAAAGACAGCTTGTACAAAAGATTCTTCTTAACTCACTTTATGGTGTGTTGGGTTTGCCCGCATTCCGTTTCTATGATGTGGATAACGCTGAGGCAGTAACACTAACAGGTCAGACCGTAATTAAATCAACTGCGGATATGGCTAACATTAAATACAACAAAGAGTTAGGAACTAAAGATGGTGATTATAATATCTATATTGATACTGATTCCGTATTCTTTTCAGCAGTGCCTATTTTAGATTATAGATTTCCTGATTGGAAAACAAAAGAGGATTCTGAGATTGCCCTATTAGTGGATGGTATAGCTGGTGAAACGCAAGACTTCCTTAATAAGTTTTATGATGTGTTGGCTGAGAAGATATTCAATGTAGCAAAAGAAAAACATCGTTTCCAAATTAAGAAAGAGTTTGTATCCCGTAGTGGTATATGGATTGCTAAGAAAAGATACGCTCAATGGATTGTGGCTGAGAATGGTATTCCTATGGATAGATTGGATGTGAAAGGATTAGATGTTGTTCGTTCATCATATCCGGCTGAGTTCCGTAAATTTATGAGTGAGGTTCTTATTCAAATTCTAAAAGGTGATGGTGAAGAAATTCTAACCGATAAGATTCAGGCTTTTAAGAAAGCATTAGCAGCGATGGATGTAACTTCTATTGCAAAGAACTCAGCAGTAAAAGAATTATCAAAGTACATGCCTAAGAAACCAACGGCAATGTTCCAATTCGCATCAGCAACTCCGGCGCACGTTAAGGCAGCAATTGCACATAATCAATTATTAGTACACTTTAAATGTCCTTCTAAATACGAACCAATGAGAGATGGTGATAAAGTAAAGTGGGTATATCTAAAGCAAAACCCATATGGATTGGATGGCTTGGCATTTAAGGGGTATAATGATGCACCTGAAATTATGGAATTAGTGACAAACTATGTTGATGTAGATAAGATTTTTGAAAGAGAGTTACTGAAGAAGTTAGAGGATTTCTATGGAGCATTGGGATGGGGTGAGGTATTATCCGCAGCTAAAACGGCTGAAAAATTCTTTTCATTTTAATTTGGTGGATTGAATAATTTTTCGTATATTTGTATTTCTAAACTTTAAACTTTAAAAAGTATATTATGAACAAAAGTAAATTTGATGGTTTTATCAATCGTTATAACCTTGGTGGTGAGATTGAATCCGTTATGGTAAAAGCCGATGGTAAGAATCTTTCAGTAAGAATGATTTCAGATGACAAAACTTTATTAGGTGATGTTACTGTAGCTGAAAAGGATTTTCCTAATGGTGAATTTGGAATCTACACTACATCTCAACTAAAAGGATTATTGAGTGTATTAGATGAAGCAATTTCAGTTGAAGAAACAACTGGAGCAGTTAAGTTCTCTGATAAAGGAACTAAGGTACAATATATGTTAGCAGCACCATCTGTTATTCCAGCAGTACCTGATTTGAAAGCACTTCCACCATTTGATGCGGAAGTAACTTTGAATGATGATTTTATTAATAAGTTCATTCGTTCTAAAGGTGCATTAGCTGATGCAGATACTTTTACTTTCACTGTAAAAGATAAAAAAGCAGAAATCATTTTGGGTTATTCTTCAATCAACTCAAACAGAATTTCAATCGCTGTAGAAACTTCAGCAAAAGAAGATATTGAACCAATTGCATTCTCTGCAAAGTATTTGAAAGCAATCTTAACTGCTAACAAAGGTTCTAAATCATCTTCACTAAAAATTTCATCTAAAGGTTTAGCACATGCTTCCTTTACCGATGGAGACTACACTTCAAACTATTACTTAGTAGAAATTAAATAATCACTATGAGCTTTTGGGATACTGAACCACAAAAACCGGTCTTTGACTTTGATACTGAAAAAACAAAGTTAAAAGAAAATATGGACTATCTAATGACGATGTCTGTACAGGAGCAAACTTTATATAAAAAGTGGGTAGAGTTGCAAGACCCTACAATGATTCAGGCTAAATCCCAAATAGCATCTTATTATGATTCTCAATGGAGGCCAACTAATATCAACGATAAGGAGCTAACGATAAAAGAAATTGAAGCGTTAGACCCTTACGTTGAAATCGTTGAAGACCCCAAAGAAGCTACTAAGTGGTCACAAATTCGTAGAATGATTCATACTATGGATTTTACCGCTAACCCTGGCCGTAATGTTAAGATTAATGTAAGGGATAGAGTAAGTGGAAAACTATTGGGGCAAATATCTTTAGCATCAGATGTAACCGCATTAGGTGTAAGAGATAACTACATTGGTTGGACTAAAGATGATAAGTTTGTAAAAGGTAAATTAAACAATACAACTATTGCTTCTACAATCGTATGTACTCAGCCTTTAGGTTACAACTTTTTAGGTGGTAAGTTAATCGCTATGATGACTACGGTGCCTGAGGTAAGAGAGTATTGGAAAAAGAAATATGATAATGTACTTATAGCAGTAGGTACAACTTCACTATACGGAATTCATTCCCAATACAATGGTATTCCACTTTTCAAAACATTAGGTGAATCCGCTGGTAAGATTAGTATTAAGCCGGATGATAAGTATTATGACCCTTGGCATCAATGGTTAAAAGAAAATCGTGCGGAATGGTACAAAGATAATATTTCAGATGAGAGAGCCCGTAATGGTGCTAATATGGGATATGAAGCTAATGGACCTGTTAGTGGTATCAAACAAAAGATATTAGGACAAATCTTTAAAGAGTGTGGTATTAAGGCAACTGAATATCACCACGGCTTTAAGAGAGGTGTGTATATGGCTATGATGTATGAGAATGGTAATGATTTCCTTTGCGATAGAATTACTGAAGAACAATTAGTACTAAAAGATAAATTTAAGCAAGGTGTTGATTACATTAATAAATGGTGGAAGAAGCACGCAATTAGTAGATATACAAAACTGCACGAAGAAGGCAGATTAAAACCTGAACACTTATTTTACATAGATGCTATTGGTATGAGTTGGGAAGAAATGAAGGAAAAGTATTTAGGTGAAGTAGGAAGATAAAAACAAAAAAAGTAGAAGAAGTAAAAAATGAAGAATTGTTACAACCACAATTGGGAGAATTAACAATACCTCAAAAAAAGTTAGAAGATGCAGAATGGTGTTTTCAGTTTGATGGTGATGAACCACAAGTGTTTGCGTGGACAGATGATTCTGTTATGAATAAAAACGAAGACCCTAAAGTAATTTTTACAATTACAAATATGGAAGATTCTTATATTTCATTTACACACGGACAAACTGGTAAATCATTTAAAATCTTTGTAAGAGAACTAACCGATGAAGGTAAAAAACTAAGAGATAATCAAAGACTTCAATTAATCGCTCAAAAAAACTTAGAAGAAAATGGAAGTGAAAATAAAGAAGCTTAATCCAAATGCAGTAATTCCAACATACGCTAAACCTGGTGATGGTGGAATGGATTTGGTAGCAACATCAATTATTAAGGACACGCCTGAACAAATTACATATGGTATGGGGATTGCCTTAGAAATACCTGAAGGATTTGTGGGATTAATATTTCCTCGTTCATCGGTTAGAAAGACCGGATTGGATTTAAGTAACGCTGTTGGTGTATGCGATAGCGGATATAGAGGTGAATTACAAGCTACATTCAATAAAGTATTTGGTGGTAATCGTTTTTATGATGAAACAAAAACATATACCGAAAATACATCCAATGATTTCTACAAAATAGGTGATAGAATTGCACAAATTATGATTATACCTTACCCACCAATTGAATTTGTAGAAGCTGATGAGTTATCAGATTCAGAAAGAGGTAATGGTGGATTTGGTTCAACTGGAAAATAAAAATATATGTTTGAATATCAAGAAGAAAATGTAAACCATAGTCTTTGGGTTGAAAAATATCGCCCAATTAAATTAGAAGATTATGTAGGTAATGAACACCTTAAAGAAAAAGTTTCAATATTCATTGAGAACAATGATATACCACATTTACTCCTTTATGGAAAAGCTGGTACTGGTAAAACAACACTTGCTAAATTAATTGTAAAATCAATTGATTGTGATTTTATGATTATCAACGCATCTGATGAAAGAAACGTAGATACTATTAGAGATAAAGTAAGAGGGTTTGCATCATCTATGGGTTTTAAAAAATGGAAAGTAGTAGTATTGGATGAGGTTGATTATATGAGTTACTTAGCACAACCAATGCTTCGTAATATTATGGAAACATTCAGTTCTCATTGCCGATTCATTTTGACTTGTAACTATGTAGAAAAGGTAATTGAACCAATTCAATCTCGTTGTCAATCTTTTCAAATCATCCCACCAACTAAAAAGGATGTAGCAATTCAAATGAGTAAGATTTTAAAATCTGAAAATATTGAGTTTGACCCGAAAGATTTAGTTCCAATTATAGATTCATCATACCCTGATATTCGTAAGGTAATCAACACTTGCCAAATGAATTCAACAAAAGGTAAATTGAAAGTTGATGTTCAAAACCTGTTGGAAAATGATTATAAAATGAAAGTATTGGATATTCTCAAATCAAATGATGATAAGAGAAACAAATATATGAAACTTAGACAAGCATTGATAGATAGTAAGGTAACCGATTTTACTGACCTATTTACTTTACTTTATGATAAAGTAGATGAGTACGCCGGCGATAATACTTCTGGAGTTATTCTTTTATTAGCAGATGGACAATTCAAACACTTTTCAGCAATTGATAAAGAGATACCAACTGCAGCAACCCTAATACAAATTTTAAATACAATATAATATGGCGAACATTATTGGTGGCGGAGAAATGCCACAACAACCACAACCAAAAGTAGATATATCAGCATCAGTTCCTGTATTTTGTGAATGTGGTGGTAAAACATTCTTACCTGCTATGAAGATGAGAAAATTATCTAAATTAGCATATGGTGGTGACCAGGATATGATGATACCATTTGAAGTATATCTTTGTGGTGATTGTGGGGCAGAGCAAGAACTTATGAAACCTGTTCAACTAAGAGCATTAGAACAAAAAGATAAATTACAATTCGAAGGAACTCGTTCATTAGATATGGATACCAATGGCTAAAACATTATTTGACCATATTAACGCAATAACGCAAGACAAAGACCCAAAGTATTGGGATACGCTTGATGAAAGTGATAGAAAGACGTGGAGTAACTATATGATACTCCGTTTCCTTTCTATGAAGCCTGAATGGATTGAATTAATTTCTGATATTCAACCTTATTTGCAAGAGGCATCTCCAAAATCAATGTATCTTTGTCTTATTGGATTAATTCCAAAGACAAGAGCGTTTTTAAAATATATGAAACCAACTTCATCCGAAAAATATGAAGATTGGATTATTCAATTAGTTGCAAAATATTATAGTACATCAATCGCTCAGGCGGAAGATTACTATTTAATATTACTTCAAACAACCGCAGGTAAGCAACACATCAAAGAAATTGCGGAGGCTTATGGTACTGACCCTAAGCAAATTACTAAATTAAAACTCAAAGTTTAATTTGGTTATTTCACCATTTTTTCGTATCTTTACATTATGGCAAAAGTATCATTTTCGCAGTACTCAATGTGGAGTAACTGCCCGCAACAATATAAGTTAAATTACATAGATAAGTTGGGTGAAAGTTCTGGTAACATTCACACAATCTTTGGTAGTTCAATGCACGAAACTATCCAACACTATCTATCGGTAATGTATGGTGTATCCAAAAAGCAAGCAGATGAAATTAATTTAGATAAGTTGCTTTTGGAAAGAATGAAGGAAAACTTTACTAAGGAAAGAGAAGCCCTTAGTGAAGGAGCACCTTGTACTCAATTAGAGTTAGAAGAATTTTATGGTGATGGTAGGAGAATATTAGAATGGCTAAAGAAGAATCTTAATAAATTTT